CCACCTCCTTGGGCAACTCCTTGACCGCTTTGACCAGTTCGGTGATCTGCCGGTATTGCTCGATCAGCGGTTTGAGCTGTTCCTTGATCACCTCATACACTCCGGTGAGGCTGTTGCGCAGATTGGCAATGCCGATCCGCGCCGCCTTGATCAGGGTCATCGCCTGTTCAAAGCGCACCACCGCAGCCCCCAGCAAAGTGTCGGCTTTGGCCAGCAACACCTTTTGTGTACTGACGGTCGCGGTCGGAAACGGCAGCGGCTGATCGGGGTAGAACTTCAGGGCGAAGGTCACCAGCCCGCCGTCCTGGCGGGTGTGGGTCATGTCGCACTCACCGACCTTGACTTGCAAGCGTCCGAGCCACGGATGCACCAGCTCGCCACTGCCCAGTTCCAGGGCCTTGAGCAGCTTGTCACGCTGTTCCAGGCAATCGGGGCCGACAATGAACGCCGTCAGATCATGGGTCTTGGCCTGCTGGCCCAGGTCCTCGAAAAACGGCAGGTCGCGTTGCGGATATTCATGCAACTGACCTTTACGACCGACCGGGGTTTTCGCCTGGTCGATCCAGAAACCGACACCGCGAAAGGATGCCGGCAACAAGCGGTCACGCCAGTTCATTGGAACCTCCTGCAGAGAGCGAGCGATAGCCGATGCGCGAAGAGAGCGCCAGCCCCGGTTGATTGGTTTGCGGTTGATCGATGCGCAGCCCGGCCGGCGCGTTTTCGAAGCGCACCGTCAGGCCGCCCTCGAGCTGCGTGCGGTTGTTGGCGGCACTTTGCTGGATCAGCGCGCTGGAGTGTTGCGTCAGCGAGCCGGCCTGCATTGAAGGTTTTGGCGGCGAATTGCCGGGGGCCGCCAATGCGTTTGAGGACGGCTCGGTGTTGGCCCCAAAGAACGCGGGCGAAAATTCACCTTTGCCTTCGGCGTTAGTCTTTTTCTGGGCGTCAGCCAGGCCTTCGATCTTGCCGGTGACCTTGGTGATAAAACCACCGAAGCTGCCGCCCAGCATCTCCCTGATCGGCGCCATGATGGTCTGAATCTTGTCCGCCCATTCGCTGATGACGCCGGTCAACGGCGCCCAGTTCAGGGTGAACAGGTCCAGGGGGGACCCCGTGAACGGGATGCCGAAGACGGCCGCCAGCGACACCATCTTCTCTCGAATGCTCGCCGCCATCCCGGCAAAGAACTCAGGGACCTTGCCCCAGAGCTCGGCAATCTTATCCATCGGCAAGTAGTCGTTGAACAGAGTGCGAAGCGCGTCTTTCACCGGCACAACGAGCGCCACCAGCACGTCAAAAATGGCGGCAAACAGCTCGGTTATCGGCCCCCAGTTATTCAGAATCATGCCCTGCGGCGTCCAGTCAAAACACGCCTTGAGGAAGGTAAACGCCGAGGTCACGTTATCTTTCAAGCGCCCGAAAACCGCCCCAATGATCGAGCTGATTGGCCCCCAATTACTGAGGATCAGTCCTTGAGGCGACCAGGCAAACCAGCGTTTGTAAAGCTCGATCGCGGGCCCCGCCACGGCCTCGATGCCTTTCCACAGCGAAGAGAAAAAAGCGGTGACCGGTCCCCAATGGCTGATCAACTGTCCGATGGGCGTAAAGCTGAACATCGTCTTGAAGAACTCGACCATCGGCATCACTACCGGCGCAATCTTTTGCCAGAGCCCGGCAAAAAACCTCGAGATCGGTTTCCAGTTCGCAACGATCAACCCGGCGGCCAAGGCAATGCCCGTGGCAATCAGCATGATGGGGTTGGCCTTCATCACCAGGCTCATCACGTCAAACACCTGGGTTGCGCCCGTCACGGCGGTTTGAATCGCCGAGAACGCAACGGCACCGGCCGCCAAACCTTCAACCAGTTTCGGGTTGTCGTTGAGCAGCGTTCCCACGCTGTCAAGCATGGGTCCAAGGCCGACCACCAGGGTCGCGACCGCCGGCAATAACGCGGCATCGATCGCGGAGGAAACCGTGCTCATCGACTGACTGAACACGTTCATGGTTTGCGTCGCGGTTGCCGGCGCATTCGGCATTTCAACGCCTTTGGCAGCCTCACCGACCTCGGCCAGACTCCCCTTGAACGCGGCGGACGCCTTGATCCCCTCGACGAACGGCGTGATCACACTGCCGCCCTTGAACAGACCGCTGATATCCAGTTTGCCGAGGCCGGCCCGTTCAAGGTTGTTTTTGAAGCTGTCGACCTTCGAGACGAGGGCTTTGAGCTTGGGTGACAGTTCATCGATGCCGGTCAACAGCACCGATTTTGTTATCGTGTTTTCGTCTGCCATCACTGCACCTGCTGCATCGCATTGATCCGTTGCGCGTGCTCCAGGGATTCGCGGAGCACATCCAGTGGCCTGGCCATCATCTGTTCGGGGTCAACCTTCCAGAACCAGGCCAGGTCATAGGCGACTGCGATCAGGTCGGTGATGGCTCCGATGCCGCACTCATGAAAAAACTTGCGACGGCCCAGCTCAATGCGTTGAGGTCAGCCAGGTCCAACTGGTTGACCGACGACGGCGGGATACCAGCGCAGACCGCGATGTATTTGGCCGCGACGTCCATGTCGAGGCTGACCTCTTCGCTCTTGTCGATCTTGTACGGCAGCGCCTTGATTGCCCGCACTTCCTGCACCGTCGGACGGCGCAGGTTGAGTTCGGTCAAAGGCTCGCCGTGAGCTTCGATCGCAACCTGAAGCTTAACGGCGCCGCTCATTGCCAGGTCCCCTTGATACCTTCGAATTTCAGTTCGATGGTGGCGTCATCGCCTTTGGAAACCGGCTCTTCGATCAGGTAGGCACCGGCCAGCACGTAGACTTTGCCGTTGCTGAATTCGCAGGTCACGGTCATGTCGGTGCCGGCGATCAGTTGCTTGAGGGGGAAGTCCGCGGTGTGCAGCGCCGTCACTTTGAACGACGGTGCGACGTCGGTTTCCTTGTAGAAACCCGGTACGACGGTTTCGCGTTTGGTGGACATCAGTGGCGCTTCGCAGCCGCCATTGATGGTCAGTTGAGCGCCGTCCACTTTGACGTAGCAGGTGCCCGCAATCAGTTGACCCATGGTGTTTCTCCCTTCAAATAAAAAGCCCACGCGCGGTGGGCTGAAATCACATACTCAAACGCGGTTTTCAAGCGGCGTCGTCGTACTGCAGGCGGAATTGGTTGAGCAGTGCGAACACCCGCAGACCGTTGATGTAGTCCGGCGGGAACAGCACATTGACCCGGCTTGGGTCCTGCACATCGCGCTCGACAATCAGGTGCTCGGCGAACAGCTCGGCGTTTTCCACGTGGCCTTCCAGTTCGAGCTTGGCGTACTGGGCAATCAGCTCGCCGCGAATGGTGCTCGGGGTGACGATTGGCTGGCCGGCGCCGAAACGGGTGCCGTCGGAGGCCAGTTTGTGGCGACCGTATTTGCTGGTGATCACGCTTTGCAGACGACGCACGATAAACGCCGACTGGTGCATGGTTTCACTGTCCAGGTAGGAGTTGTCAGCCTGGCCGTAAGCGTTCTTCTGATAGGTGGTGATCGAACGCTGGATGCGCACGTAGCCGCCTTCGTAATACGCGGTGGCGATGCCGTAGTTGAGCAGCGACTGGCGCTCGGTCAGGGTGAAACGTTCGCTGGCCGGTGCCGGGTCGAGACCTGGCAGGCTGCCGCTTTGCGTCGGACGGCTGGCGTCGGCGGAGATGAACACCGAGGTGCGCGCAGCCAGTGCCGCGGCCTGGACCCAGAACGGTTGCGGAACGCCCGGCTCCAGCGCCTGGATGGTCATGTGCTGGTCGTTGCGCACCTGACCGGCGGCAACCAAGGTGCCGAGGGTGCCGCGCTTGGCGCTGTAGACGTGACCGAACAATTGCTTGGCCCAGGACCAACGACCGGTGCTGTCATCCATGACGGCTTGCCAGGTGTTGAGGGTGCTCAGATCCGAGAACGGCATGCAGATGAACTCGAACGGCTCATCGCCCAGCGCCGCCACGGCAGCGACCTGGTCCGGCACACCGACGCCGCCGGTCATGGCGGTAACAGCAGCAGTCAGTCCGGCCGGGGTTTCTTCGCCGTTGCTCTTGCCCAGGCGATTGAATTGCAGGCTGATGTCGTTGCCGCTGTCGCCGGTCCATTTGGCGCTCAGGGTCACGACGCCGTCGGCCGCAACCGCAGACACCGGCAGGTCCGCCGAGGCATTGATTTTCAGCGCCAGCGCGGTGGCGGCCTGAGCCGCGGTGAAACCGCTGACGATGGACGCCTGGACGCGAACGCCGCCGACGTAGAGGTTGAGCACACCGCTTTGAGTCGCTGCGCCGGTCAGGGTCACCACACCCTTTGCAATGCTGCCGGTGGTGTTGTGCAGCGGCAGGCACCAGATCTCGCCGACCGGGTCACTCTTGCGCCAGGTTTCGTACATCGAGGCCAGCATCGAGCCTTGGCCGCCAATGCTCTTGGCCAGTGCAACGCTGGACACCAGCACCAGCTTGCCGGCATCGGCCGGGGCGATGTTGTCGTTGACCT